GAGTAGAGTTTCTTAAATATTGTAATGAACACTCTAAAAATCCTTCCGATCTCTTAATAGGAGAAGTAAAGGATAGAGACCCAATTATTGAGGCTGTTTTTGCTGGAAAGATAAACCAAGTATGGGGAACACAAAGTTTAGTATCTGAGGGGTTGTCTATTAATCCTTTAAGTTGCTTAATTTTAGGGACTCCACTAAATAATATGCCATTATTAGAGCAGCTTATTGGTCGTATTGTTAGAGAGCAAGAAGGTAAACAACAGCCCGTAATTGTTGATATTAAATTGGAGGGTAACACAGTTACCAGGCAGTTTAATAATCGTTTGGGCCATTACATGAAAGAAGGCTATGAAGTGAAATTCATAAAATAGTTCTTGACTTTTACCTCATTTTTAGGTATAATATGTTATTATATGATTGGAAGAAGATACTTAAGTACTCTGGCGGAAGCTCAAAAAGAATATTGATTATTCTTAAAGCTATGACACAGACTAGTATGCCTTATAATAGGTATGATCCAGTATATAAGTACTACTACGAAGATTTTACAGGGTCCAGTTTCTTAGTAAACCCTCATGCTCTATTAGCTTATAGACATAAATGGCGTGATAAAGAACTAGCAGATTATATTGGTCTTGCTAGTTTTAGAAACGCCGGGGAATACTCAGCAAGTGGTAAATTAACACTCGACTTGTCCCACAGCCCTGTTGGGGAAGACAACTTAAACAAAAACAGACTACTTCATATTGACAGAAATGAAATCCATTTCCTTTATGAAGATTACAAAAACCAAAAGGAGAAATAAAATGGCAGGCTTAAGTTTCGGTTCAGTTAAGGGTTCAGCAAAGAAGGACAAGGCTGACTCCTATAAGATGCTCGATGGAGACAATTCAGTTCGTCTCTTCGGTAATATCCTAGCACGTTATGTGTACTGGATCAAGGGTACAAATGGTAAGAATCTTCCATTTGAGTGCCTAGAATTTAATCGTGAAACTGAAACATTCGATCGCGCACAGAAGGATTGGGTAAAGGAATTTTATCCAGATCTAAAGTGTGGTTGGTCGTATTCAATTATGTGCCTAGATAATGGTGTACCAAAAATCTTCAACTTCAAGAAGAAGCTTTTTGACCAGATCATGGCTAATATTGAAGATCTTGGTGATCCTACCGACCTCGACGCAGGTTGGGTTCTAAAGTTCAGCAAGAAGAAGACTGGTCCTCTACCAATCAATGTAGAGTACACACTTCAGACTATGAAGTGCAATAAGTCTAAGGGTCCAGTGACCGCCGAAGAGCGTGCTGCTATTGAGGCTTCAAAGACCATTGAAGAAGTTCTAGTCCGAGCTACTCCAGAAGCCCAAAAGGAACTTCTAGAAAAGCTTCAAAAGGGCGACGAAGATACAATTGATGAAAGCGTCGAAGCAGAACTCGACGTACAGTAATTAAAGCAAGCCCAGGGCATTTATAATGTCCTGGGCTTCTTATTCGGAGAAGTATGTTAGTAATTGCAGATATTCACTTAAAGCTCGGTCAAAAAAATGTGCCAAAAGAATGGGCACTAAAACGTTATGAGATGTTTTTTGAGCAGGTTTTAAAAGCAGAAGAAGCAGTTGACTTAGTTGTTATCCCCGGAGATATTTTTGATAGGGTTCCTACCCTAGAAGAACTTACATTATATTTTAAGTTTATATCTCAGCGGAAAAAGAAAACAATTATCTCTACAGGAAATCACGAGGCTACTAAAAAAGGAAAAAGCTTCTTCACGGAACTTAAAGAAGTTTCAGAAAGACTTAATCCACTAGTAGAAATTGTGGTTGATTATATTTATGAGGGTGAAGGCTTTTATGTCGTACCCTATGAATTTATCAAGAAGAAAGAAACCTGGGATGCGCTAGACGCACTACCAGTATTTACTCATGTTCGTGGGGAGATTCCTCCTCACGTTAAACCAGAAATCCCCTTAGAGTGGCTAGAGAAGTTTCCAGTAGTATTTGCTGGTGATCTACACTCACACTCGAATACACAAGCTAATATCGTATATCCTGGCAGTCCAATGACAACATCTTTTCATAGAGACGAAGTAAAGACTGGGTATCTACTAGTAGACTTAGATTGGGGATGGCAGTGGAAATCATTTAACTTACCTCAGCTTATTCGTAAGACAGTATCTGATCCTGCCGATATGGTTCCTACTGACTTTCATCATACTATTTATGAGCTAGAAGGTAATATTAAAGACTTGAGTAAGATTGAAAACAGCGAACTTTTAGATAAGAAATTAGTTAAACGAAGTAGCGATACTGCATTAGTTTTAAGTAAAAAAATGACTGTATCTGAAGAATTAACTGAGTATCTACGCTATATTCAAGAGCTTCCTGATATTGAAATAACTAAGATTATGGGGGTGTTTAATGAGTACGGTAGTACTTCAATCAATCAAGTGGGATAAGTGCTTTAGTTTCGGTAAAGATAACTTTATTGATCTTAGCACAGAGTCATTAACTCAGATTATCGCACCCAATGGCTATGGCAAATCTTCTATTCCTTTAATTATGGAAGAAGCTTTATATAATAAAAACTCTAAGGGAGTAAAGAAAAGTGATATACCTAATCGTCTCCTTGACAGTAGTTATGCTATTGTCCTTCATTTTTCTGTGGATAATGATCAGTACATAGTATCTACAGAGCGCGCCTCTGGTATTAAAATTAAGCTCTTTAAAAATGATGAGGATATTAGTAGCCACACTGCTACTAATACCTTTAAACAAATTGAAGAACTTATTGGTATCGACTTTAAGACTTTTCAGCAATTAGTATATCAATCGACAAATAGTAGTTTGCAATTTTTGACAGCTACCGATACTAACCGCAAAAAGTTTTTAATAGATCTATTTGACCTAAGCGAGTATACCAAGTTGTTTGAGGTATTTAAGGATACAGCTAAGCAATTAGGACTTGAAGTCAATACGTTAGAAAGTCGTATAGAGACTATCAATAAGTGGGTCAACAATAACTCTACGTTAGATTTGGTAAAATGTGATTTAGAAGAAATTCCAGATCGTCCTGATTTCGGGACAGAAATGGGAGATTTGAACTCTAAACTTTCAAATATAAAATCTCACAATACAGCGATCCAAAAAAACAATCTACTGAAAAAGCAACTAGATGAAATTGATATTGAACAACTTCAAAGTATTGATATCAATAAAGAGTCTTATGATGCTTATCAGGGAGAAGTTGGCGAATTAAAGTCAGCTAAGACTAGTGCTGATGCTGTTATTAAAAAGCTAGAAGGTCTTGAGGACAAATGCCCAACTTGTTTACAGGATATTGATCGTGATTTCTATGATGATCTATTGCTTACAAACAAGATTGATTCTGCTACATATACTGGCCGCATAGAAATGTTGGAAGCTGCTGTAGAACAAATTAAGAAGAATAATCGACTTTTTAATTCTACACAGGAACAAATTAAAGAATGGGAACAACTCAATAAGATGATTGATCCTTCTTTAAATAGTTCAATACTAAATGCATCTGATATTGAAGATGAACTAAAGATAATCAAGAATACTTTAGCTAAAGTAGATGCTGAGATTACTAAACTAACCACTGCTAATAATGTAGCAATAAAGCACAATAGTAAGATTGATATTTATCTAGAACAAAATGAAGTATTTGCTATGCAGCTTAAAGAAGCCAAAGAGCAACTATGGGAATTAACTGATAAGTATAAAAATCTAGAAGTACTAAAGAAAGCCTTTAGTACCAACGGTTTAATTGCTTACAAACTAGAAAATCTAGTTAAAGACTTAGAAGTATTTACTAATGAGTATTTATCAGAGTTATCAGACGGAAGGTTTACAATTGAGTTTTCAATCACTTCAGACAAACTTAATGTCATTGTCACAGATGAAGGAAAAGAAATCAGTATCTCTGCTCCATCATCGGGGGAAATGGCTAGAATTAACATTTCTACCCTACTCGCAATCCGAAAACTCATGTCTAGTATCTCAAGAAACACAATTAACGTATTGTTCCTCGACGAAGTTATTAGTGTGCTCGATGATTACGGCAGAGAACGACTAGTAGAAGTTCTACTTCAAGAAGAAGGTCTTAATACTTTCCTTGTTAGT